GCCCAGATGTCAACTTTAATTGTTGTTATACTTTCTATAGCTTTTATTATTTGGTCTCTACGTTTTTTGAGATGTCTTCCAAACAGGATAGCTTTTGCGACATCTATTCTAACGCCTTTGAATTTCATGTCAACCAAACACAAAAATAATTTTGTTTCTAATTCAAATATCTGTCTACAAGTCTTTTGCTCTCCATCATCTTTTGTGTATAATACTTCGTCAATTTTTTTATCAAATAGTTTCCATAGTTTGTAGGTTAGGTTTACATCCTGCTTTGCATATTCTTTTACGATTGATGCAGGAAGTTTGTGCATGTTGGTCATCGGGTCCTTGACTGTGCCACCAGACCATTCCAATGTTTTCTGTTGTAGATCGTATTTGTATTTCTCTTCGTTAAGATAATCTTTTGATAGTGCATCGAGAGAATATTTAAATCTGTTCTCGTCAATAACAGATGCAGCTATCATGGTGTCAACAATCCTACCTTTTATCATCATGCCTGTTACTGCTCTGATCCAACAGACGTCATACATCGCATTGTGAAATACTTTTGTAATGTTTTCGTTTTGAAATATCTTATCGTTTAACACCTGCCATATCTTATCTATTCTTTGATAGTCTATGTCGGTATCAGAGTGGCGTAGAGGAAAATATGCAAGGTCATTGCCAGTTGATACTGCGATACCACAGATAAAACCGTCTTTACGTATCGCACCGGAACCTTTTGTTTTAAGATTAGGATCGTATGTCTCTATATCTATCGCGACCGTATCGATACCATTTAGATCTAGATCCTCTGGTGTATTACACATTATAATCCCTCTCCATAATCATTTCTATAAAATGTATCGCTTTCAATAAGTCTTGTTTCTTTCCCTTGTCACGATGTCTAATAATATATTTTATAGCACAACCCTCAGGATATAACAACTCATTCTCAACTACAAACTTGCTCGGCTGAATTTTATACTTTTGATAGTGGCTCCCGCCGTGTTGCTTGTCCCAAACATTTTTCTTTTTCATCTTACTCCTAACGTATATTTACCTTGTGATGCCACAGTCCAACAGTCAAATCTACCTCTGCTATATGCAACATATTTTAATCTTAATTGTGTGAAATAATCTTCCTGTCTTGTTGATGTCAGATCAACAACAACATTGTCAAACGTCAGACCTTTTACGGTATGTATATTTGCATACCTAACTCTAACATTATCTTCGTTAAAACCTTTATTTAAAATCTTTCTAATGTAGACAAGTCTATTTTCGTAATCTTCTCTCTTACCCCTTTGTTTTCTGATTAAAGAAAAATCTGTTTCTTGTGCTGCTGTATCTCTTAAATATTTTTTACCTATTAAATAATTTATGGTATAGTCACGGTCTATCCAATCTTCAAACTTCTCCTCTCCTTTGCCTCTTACTATAACTTTGCTACCTGCATACTCCCAAAAATCTTTTATCTGTTTTAGTGACATCGGTATGCCTTTACAAAAGTCCGGCCATAATTTGTGACATCGTAATTCTTTCTTTGGTACGTGGGCCGTGTTCCCTACATGTGCAAACTCTATACCCTGTTGCTTGAAAAATTTTTTGACCCATGAATCTGACGGCGTGCCTCGATAAGTAAATAAAAAAGTCTCATTCGTATTATTTATTTTATCTAACAAGGTTTCCATAGCACTACATCGTTTATTTAGACTAGGTAGATGATAGTGATTGCCCATTACATCCGTCGGTTTCCATGTTCTCTCGTACCCATAATAATCCCACACTGGTCTTATTATTCTCTTACAAAGATTGTTTATCGTTTTACCACATCTATGTCCCTGATCTAATTGTTCTGCATCTCTCGATAATCTGTGATAGTAATCTGCATCTGATCCTGCAAACTCAAATATAGTCTGGTCTGCATCACCAACAAAATAATATTCTTTTGCTTTTGTCGCCATCTTATCAAGTGCCTCTCTCTGTGGCACATTACTATCCTGTGCCTCGTCAACTATGAGTGCGTCTATGTCTGGCTCTACAGCTTTGTCTATAAAATCCTGTATCATATCTGCATAGTCACAGACGTGATTGTCATGTTTGTATTGTGTGTATGGAAACTGCATCTGTTCGATAGAGTTTAAACTGTATGGTTTATATATTTTTTTATCGCATGTCTTCCAATGTTCTTTTAATGTTTTACCTTTGCCATAAGCATCGGAAAGATATCTATAGAATTTATGTTTATCATCATTAAATTCAGATTCTGTTACCCTTTGTAATTTAAAAAGAGAATCTATCATTGATAGATTTTTATGATCTTCGTAATCAAATACTTCTTTACGTCCTACTAATCTGCTCTTGCAGTAAGAATGTATCGTGCAGATATTATACTTCATGGATTTTTTTGTAACACCCTGCATTTCTGGTAGTTTTAATATCTCATCTCTTATCTCATCAGCTGCAACGTTTGTATGTGATAGTATTATTATTCTGTTGTAAGAATATTTTTTCAATAACTCCGTATACTTCTGTGTAATAAACATAGAAGTTTTACCTGTTCCTGGTGGTCCAGATATAAATTTAGGCTGTCTCATCCGTAACCTCCTGGTATTCACCCTCTACTATAAGATCTTCCGTATCTATATTTTGATTAGTTAAACGCCAAAAGACACAAGATTTTGTTCCATATTTTCCATGTTTCTTTTCTGCCTTTAATATATCTTGACATTTCATTGTTAAATCCACCCTGTCTAAATTTATTTTTTGTTTTGATAGATAGTCTTCAAACTTATCAAGATTAAACTCTAAGTATTTTCTTTTTACATTGTAATGAGGTAGACCAAAATATGCTAATTCTTTTTTACTTGTGTATGCTTTTTCTTCTGAAATATAATTTTTAAAATGTTTTACAAATTTTAAATTTTCTTCTGCCTCTTCTACATATTTATCTGATTTCTCTCTTGCCTCATACTTTCTACGCATAATCTCCTCAAAGTCTGCAGCTTTCATCTCTGGTATCCATACTGATGCTTTACTAATTACTGCATCATAAAATAATTTTTTATTTCTTAACGTAGGACCATCTACTACAATTGTTTTTTCAAGAGCCTCCCCCTGCACGACAGCATTTATTTTGACATAATATCTGTTGCTACCATACTCTATTATCTGACCGATAGATTGTTTTGCCTCTTCACTTGTGGCTTCTTGTACACCAATCCAACTAAACATAGTTGCTATTGTTTTTGTAGAGCACCCAATAATCTCTGCAAGTTTTGGCATACCAAATTTTCTGTTTGCTTTTTTATGTGTTGTGCCTTTTCTTTTTCTCTTCTCCGCCTCTTCATCTTTTGCTGCCACTGCGATCTTGTAAACAAAATCATCTATGTCATCCACACTCCACTCTGTGTGTTTTAATAATACACCTGCCATGGCAGTGCAGTAATCATCCCTCTGTCCTGACCCTGCGTACGTGATGCAGAGTGCTGCAGCCAAAGCAATCTTGCCAAGATCAACTTTTAGATTACCTGGGTACTCATCTATGCCATCATATTTTACCCACTTAACTACCTCGTTTGTTGTGTGATACTTTGTTTCTGGGACTAACGTATATTTGTTTGCACCATGTCTTATCTCGCAAAGAGTTGCACCGTGTCCATAATCTTTGTAATAATTTTCTAATTCTTTTGGTAATGCAAACTTCTTGTAGTCTGATGTGCCAGACCAAAGATAATGACTTGATGGATTGTTTCTTCTACCAAATATCGCACCACATGATTTTAT